TCCTGCTCTTGTCTCGATGGCGCTTCCTTTGATTGCCGCTGTTCTCTCCTGGGTATCAACAAGGATCGGTGATCCTGAAGTTGCTTCCTTCATTGGAACGAATGCGGCTGATGATGGGAAGCCTGTCAAAGTTGCGGCAAAGAAGAAGCCTGTCAAGAAAGCCGCTCCGAAGAAATGAGTCGCGCCTATACGGGAACGACTGATGGGATCGCGGCAGGCCATAGGCCAGGGATGAATCAATTCATCAAAGAGATCGAGCGCATCTCGGAGAAGGCTCTTTGGAATAATGGCTCATTCGGTGTAAGAAATTCCAAAGGGAAAGAATCTCTCTCCGTTCATTCGACAGGTCGTGCAGTCGATATCTCATGGAGAGTGATGAAGGACGGCAGAGGGAAGCCGAATGGCCGCAAGTTTGCGAACGGCTTGATGAATTGGCTGACGAAGAATGCTGATGCTGTCGGCCTAGAAATGATTATTCACTACGCATTCGGCAAGCATGGTCGAGCCTGGCGATGCGATCGAATGGATTGGAAGACTTATGGCAAAGCAACTGTTCAAGGTGGCGGCTCTCTCGCTTCTGATTGGATTCATATTGAGATCACTCCTTCGATGGCGAATGATCCTGAAGCAGTCAAGAAGGCGTTCGCTGGATTGACCAAAGAGATTCTCCTAGAGGGATGACATGGATCAGGGATTGGCGATCTTCCTCGCGGCTTTGATTACCGCTGTTGGTGGAATCCTGGCGGCCTTATTTACCAGCCTGAAGAAAGAGAATCGCAAGGATCACGGGATAGTCCTGGATCAGTTGAGATTCATCAATCAGAATGTCGAGCGAACTTCCTGGCGAGTGGCTAAGGTAGATGTGAAGTTGGATCATCACATTTCCAATCATGAGAGGGAACAAAGACTTGGGAACATTGCTGGAATCAATCAAGAAGGAAACTCCAAAGCGAAGGAAGATTGATCATCTCCTGAATGCATTGGATGAGAAGGATCGGAAAGACTTGATGGAAGCATTCGCTGATCCATCGATTACAACGACAGCGATCTTCGCGGCATTGAAGAAGCGCGGAATGAATGTCACATACGGGATGCTCTACATCTATCGAAAGGGATTGAACGATGGCACTTGCTGACGATATTCGAGGAGAGGCTTCGATCGGTGATCGTGCTGATCTCATCAAAGCGCGAAGGATGCGCGATGTTGCCGAGCGTGAAGTTGTTCGACTTGGCGAAGAGTTAGAGAAAGCAGAGAAAGCGCTTTCGATTGTTACTTCCCTGGATGATGCTTCGCTTCTTCCTCCGAAATGGCTCACGCCTACGAAGAGCAAGACGAATCGAGCAACGCTCGCTGTGATGCTTTCCGATACACATTTCGATGAAGTGGTGAATCCCGATGAACTCGATGGCTTGAATGCATACAACAGAGAGATCGCTTTGATGCGGCTCGAACGATGGAGTCAGAATGTGATCAAACTTTCTCGGCACTATCTCGCTGGAATGAAGTATGACGGAATCGTTGTCTTGCTCGGTGGAGACATTTTCTCAGGAGACATTCATGAAGAACTCCAACAGACGAATGAGGATTCAATGCTCGGCTCATTGCTCTATTGGTCGGAGCAGATAGCGGCCGCGCTCGACTTGCTCGCTGATGAATTCGGCAAAGTTCATGTCGCTTCCGTAATGGGCAATCATGGCCGCACAACTCGCAAGCCTCGAATGAAACTCCGAGCGCGAACGAACTTCGATTGGCTTCTCTCGAAGATGATCGAGAGACATTTCGCCAAAGATCCTCGCTTCACTTTCAACATCCCTGAATCGGCTGATGTCCTGATCAAGATCTACGATCACGGAATGCTCATGACTCATGGAGATCAAGTCAAAGGTGGAGGAGGAATCGGTGGCATCTACCCTCCGATCATGCGACTCCGAGCCAGGAAACAACAACGCCATGCAACAATCGGATCAAACTTTGAGACATTGTGGATGGGTCATTGGCATCAATACATTTCGACTCCATCATTGATCATCAATGGATCTCTCAAAGGTTGGGATGAATTCGCGGCGATCTGTAATTTCTCATTCGAGCAACCTCAGCAAGCGCTCGCTGTCGTAACACCCGAGAGAGGAATCACGATTCAAGCGCCGATCTTCGTAATGGATAGAAAGAAGGAGAAGTGGTGAAGAAGAAGAATGAATCTGCATCAAAGTATCCAATCGTTCGCATCTCCTGGCACGATGCGTTCGCTCTGAATTCTTCCTGGATGGTGATCTCTGATATTGATGATGAGCCTTGTCTTGTTGAATCTGTTGGCTTCCTTCTTGCTGATGCGAAGAAAGGCCATGTCGTGATCTCTCAATCTTGGAACTCTGAAGAAGGAATCGATTCTGTCTTGGCGATCCCTGTCGCGATGGTGGTCAAGACTGAACTATTGTCATAGGCCTGTGGCGTTCCCTTCTCCGCTTCAGCGAGTCGAGCAGGTGGCGGCAAGAAAGCCGTCACCTTCTCCTCGGCTCTGAGCCTTGAATTCATTGGCTCAAACAATCCGTGCAATGCCCTCCTGTCTGTGCTTAGAATTCATGCATCAGGGAGATTCCCTCTCTGATAAGGAATGTTCTCTGAGGAGGGATCATGAAGAAGAAGCAATTTGTCATCAGGCTCAAGCCATTACCATACGGATCACAGACTCCTAAGTATCTGAAGAGCCTTCAATCGAAGCGCATCATCTCTACAAGGTGGATCGATAATGCTCGCGGCTTTGCAAGCATCGAAGAGGCTCAAGCATTGATCGAGAAGATCTCGATTCAACTTCCGCGATTGGATCTTCTAGTTGAGGATCGAGAAGCCATCAATGGAATCTCTATTGGCGATGAAGTGATGGTTCAGCATTATCACGGAGAAGATTCAAGCAAAGCAATCGTGATCAAATTCGATGCTCCAGCAGGAAAGAAAGTTTGGGCGCGAATCAAATTTCTCAGCGATGGCCACGAAGAGATGTATCCATTCTCACGCATCTCGAAGGAGGTGAAGTGATGAGAGCGATGACTGAAGAGCAGATCGAATCATTTCATCGTCAAGCCTGGAATGATGCCATCGAAATTCATGGCGATCGATTCAGCGTTCCTCGCGAGATCGCCAACGGCATCAGCGAAAGATGTCGAGGAGAGTGGATTGTAAAGGGATGGGATCGGAATGGATCTCTCAAGAAGCATCTCTCTTCTTTCATGATCTCGGAAGGAACGATGATGATCCTTCTCGATGCATACGCGCCGAATGAATTCGTAGCGCTGAGCAATGGCGAGGAAGCGATCCTGGCGAAGCCGAGGAAGAAGCGCGATCGACAGATGGCTGATCTTGTGCGATGGTGCGAAGAGCATCCATACGAAATTGTCACGGTGGCTCGGCTTTGCGAAGTCGGAGAGATGGCTCACATGACGATCAGGAAATTCATCAATGATCGGATCGATCTCTTCAAGAAGTCTGAGAAGCGCGGAGAGTTCGAGATCAGGAATGTTCGAGAAGAGCGAGCAAGCGCCAAAGGAGGAAAGTGATGGCGATCAATCTGAAGTGTCCTGGCCATGATTGCGATTCAATCGTGGAGGTATTCGCGATCGAACGAATCGAGCCATACAAGGCGAAAGGATTCTTCTGTCGCGCTTGTGTTGATCTTGATCGATATCACATCGGCCTCAACACGATTCGAGAATGCGAGCAGGGATGCGGACATCCTGCCGAGTGCTATTCGGCAGACATGATTCCTGGAGGATGGGGAGGCTTCTACTGCAAGAAATGCACGGAGGCTCTCGGCTTTCACATCTTGGACAATCACACGGAATCGACTTTGCATTATCAAGCGCGGAAGGAGCGCGAGCGAATTCGCCAGGAGGAAGAGAATTGGCAAGCCGCTCATCGAGCCGCTCGAAACTCTGCAACACCCATCAGCAACAATCAATCAATCAACTAGAGAAGGAGCAATTCATGAGAGTAATTGAGAAGCCAACCCATTCGACTATTGAATGGCAGATGATTAGACATCGAGATCCCGATGGCCTTGTGGTATTCGGAGCATCGGAAGCGGCCGCGGTGATGGATCGTTCGATGTATCAGCCACAGTCGGATCTCATCATGCGGAAGATGGCAGAGCCGCAAACATCCGAGCCATCTCCAGCGATGGAGACAGGGAACACGCTTGAGCCGACATTGGTATCTGTTGCTTCCGATCGGCTCGGCCTCGACATCATCACTCCCGACTTGATGTTCGGGAAGGGAAGATTCGTGGCAACTCCTGACGGCATTGATGCGGCAACATTGAAGCGCCAGGATCGAAAGCCTGAAGTGTGGCTTGAAGTGAAATGCACCTCGCGATATGCGGTGAATTCCCTGGATTCAATTCCTGAGACTTGGAAGTGGCAGATGGCCGCTCAGCAACTCATCACAGAAGCAGAGATGTTCTTGATCGTTCTTGATTCCAATCTTCACATCAACCTCCTCAATGTGCCGCGCAATCATGAAGCGGAAGAAGCATTGATTCAACAAGCAGAGATCCTCGGAAAGATCATCGACTCAGGAGAATTCCCGATCGACAGAGTTGGAGATCTCAACGCGGAGCAGATTGCAAAGATCTTCAAGGCTCAGGAGAAGACGATCGAATTACCCTCCGATGCGATCGAATGGATTCTGATGATGGAAGAAGCGAAGCAACAGCAGAAGCAATTCGAGAAGATGGAAGAGAACGCGAAGGATGCGCTCGCTCGATTGCTTCTCGATGCAACTATCGGAACGATCAATGGTCAGCAAGTGATCTCCTGGAAAGAGCAATCGGGAAGATCATCGCTTGATCAGAAGGCTCTCATTCAAGATCATCCTGATCTTGTAGAGAAATACACAAAGCAAGGTAATCCATTCCGCGTCATGCGGATCAGCAAGAAGGGAACAAAGTCATGATGGAGAACTATGTAGATGTTGCCGAACGCATTCGGCAATTCAGAGCGGCCTTTCCAACAGGCTCGCTTCAGCCTCTCAACTTGGAGAAGCCATTCGAGATTGTGGAGATCGGAGGAAAGGAGTTCATCATTTACGCGGCGGCCGCATATCGAACGCCTGATGATCCTCGGCCTGGAATCGGATTGGCTCAGGAGCAAGCGGTAGGTGGAAGCAATTTCACGCGAGGCTCTGAATTGCAGAATGCAGAGACATCGGCTTGGGGTCGAGCAATCGTGGCCGCGCTCGCGGCAGATACACAGAAGATCGCTTCGCTTGAGGAGGTGAGGAATCGCAAAGCAGAACAAGAAGAATCGATTCCAGCGCCAACACCGAAGCAGATTGAGCGCTCCAAGAAAGAGCATCCAGCATCTTCTCCAGCGCCATCTTCTGCACCAATCGTCAGCATCGATTCTACTGATGCGAATCTGATCACATCGAAGCAGATTGGCCTCATCAATTTCATCGGCAAAGAGCAAGGAATGAATCTCGATGAATTGAAAGAGTTGATCGGAACAATCCTGGACAAAGATGATGTCTCGATCTCTCATCTCACGAAGCGCGAAGCGACTCGCGTGATCGACTATCTCAAGAATGTGAAGGAGGGATGATGGGAGCGATCATCGCAATCATTCCGAGCGATCTTCAGAAGATGTCTCGAAAGGTATCGAATGAGGAAAGGATTCTTGTCACGGCTCTCCGCAATGCATGGAAGAAGAGAGGCTCTCCGATTGGTGATTCACTTGATATGCAATGGTGGTCAATCTGTCTCGACACAGCGCGAGAGATGAAGATGGATGTCTCCTTCTCGACAGAAGGACAGATGGCATTCTTCGAGGCTCAAGGATGGAGGCCTTTCTTCTCATGACTGATCTGTATGACAGATGGATTATTCGAGGTGAAGAGCCGCCGAGCGTGGATCGGCCTGCTAGTCGGGAACGCGCTGAGCGTGAAGGCCGAACATGGATCTTCTCGAAGCGCCAGGAGAAACTTCTTGATCTTCTTCTGCTCGCTGGATTCGATGGCTTGACTTGGAAGGAGGCTGGAGAAGCGCTTGGGATGCATCATGGACAGATCTCAGGAGCGCTCTCGACTCTTCATGCTCGCGGAAATGTATTCGCGATGAAGAAGCAGAGAGGGAAATGCCACATCTACCTTCATGCGGCCTTCCGTGAGCATTACAGAGAGGAAGATGTCTTTGATTCTCCAGCGAAGACGCGAGCGAGAAGAGATCGGGAGATCGCTGAAGCGGCTGAATCTTTGATGGTCATTCTTGATCGTTCGACTCCTATGCTGACGAACGAACAATTCGATGCCATCGAAAGATTGAGGAAGGTGATTGAGGAGAATGAAAGGTGATCCCTGGACGATGCAGGCCGCTTGTCGAGATATGGATGGAGAGATCTTCTTTCCGACTTCGATCGCTGAAGATCGATTCGATCGAGCGAAAGAGATCTGTCGATCTTGCGAAGTGAAGATCCAATGTCTGAAACTTGTTGATCATCTCGCTGAGCAAGACGATCGATGGGGAATCTTCGGAGGCCTCGATCCTCATGAGAGATATTTATTGAAGAAGAGAGGAGGCAAGAAGTGAAGATTCGCTGTCTGAAATGCGATCATCTCATTGAAGAAGATCCTCGGAGAACGATCGGATGTCATTGTGATCCTGACGCTCCGACTTGGTGCGCGATTAGTGATGGAAGAGTGATGGCTGGATCACATTCGAGATGGGAGAGAGAAGATGGATGAGCGCAAAGGTGAATGTCAAGGGAATCGAGATCGTTGCACTTTGATCTTCGATTGCCCGAAATTCGGAACTCTTGGCAAAGAGGGAAGAGATGGGAAGAAGCGAATCAAAGGATGCGGAGATCCTGTCGCAAGAGGGAAGAGGAATCGAGCCAAAGGAGATTCCAAAGCGAGGAGCGCCAGGAGAAGATTGCATCTCTCAGGAGCGAACACGCGCCATGAAGAGCATTGGCGAGGAGCGCTCAGAGTTGAGATCAAGAGTGGCGCACAGATCAAGCCGATCTTCACGCGCTTCGAGGATGCTCGACTTCAATCGAAAGCAGGGAAAGCAACAGGAGACATTCGGCCGTTCGCGATGGTGGCGATGCCCGATGGCTCTTCTGATGGGATCGTGCTGATGAGCCTGGAGGAATTCTCGAATCTATTCGAGGCCATACTCCAACAGGATCAATGAGCATCCGATGGATGGCGAGCGTTTGGCAATACTCGCCATACAAAGGAGAGCATCTTCTCCTTCACTTAGCGCTTGCCGACTTCGCCAACGATGAAGGAACTTGCTGGCCTTCGGTAAGAACGCTTGCAAAGAAGTCTCGATCATCGGAGCAATGGGTGAGAGCAGGAATCCGAAAGATGATCGATGATTCTTTGATCGAGATCATTGAGAAAGGATTGGGAAGAGGAAATGTCAATCGTTATCAACTGAAAGCCATCAGAGAGATTCCCGAATCTCAGTTGCCCCTTTCTACTAAAGGCGAAACTCAGTCGCTTGAAATAGGCAACTCAGTCGATTCTCTCTCCTATATACAGAACCATCATGAATCATCACTCTCTCAGCAATCCGAAACTGACTTTGATTCGCTTTGGCTTGCCTATCCAAAGAAAGTCGGAAAGGGATCAGCGAGGAAAGCATTCATCAAAGCAATGTCGAAGCCTGGCGCTCCAAAGATCGAGGAGTTGATTGCCGCTGTCGAGCAATACAAGACAACGATCAATGATCCGAGATACATCGCGCATCTTGCGACTTGGCTCAATGGTGAAAGATGGCTCGATGAGATCTTGAATGAGAATTCTCCTGGCTCTTCGGCTAAGATTCAGATACCTCATTCAATCCTCAACGCGCAATCGCTCGGAGCATCCTTCGGCATGATTGGCTCTTCGGAAACAGAACTTCTCGAACACATTGAACATCTAGGTCAAGCAGAGCGCGAAGCCGCTCTCGACTTCTATCGAAGGAAGACAAGCCGCTAACAGATCGGAGAATTTATGAAGCAATACATCGCTGGAGTAATCATGGGATTGATCGCTTTGATCCCTCATCCGTCATTCAAGGAAGACACATCGATCTTCCCAAAGAATCCAATCTCGGTGAAGCCATATCTGATCGAGCCAAATTTCGCTCCGAATCTGATCACGACAACAACAATCTCTCTCGATGATCCTTCGCTTCCTTGCGGCCAATGGAGAAGCGAAATGCTTGAAGCAGGAATCAAAGAAGATCAGATCGATCGAGCGCTCTACATCGTTCATCGTGAAAGCCGATGCAATCCGAAAGCCTGGAATCAGCATCTCAACGCGAATGGCTCGACTGACATGGGATTGGCACAGATCAACGATCGCTCATGGTGCAAGCCGAGCAGGTATTGGCCGAATGGATATCTCCAGGCCAAAGGAATTCTCAATCGATGCCACGATCTCTTTGATCCGATGATCAATCTCCGAGCGATGGTTGAACTGATGCGATATTCGGAAGGCTCTCAGGGATGCGCTTTCGCACCTTGGAGAACTAAGGGATGGAATCCCTGCTCCCAATAGGCGCTCAGAGGCCTCTCAGAGCCTCTCAGAGAGCCGCAACAATCGATCTCGGATCGAGCGAGCCTGGCCGAAAGTAAAGGCCTAGAAAGGCTCAGGAAACAATCCGTGCATCGCCAGGCCTCCTGTGCTTAGGATTGAGGCATCAACTAGATCTCTGAGGAGGGATTCATGTCAAAGAAGCAAGTCACTTGTAAGCGCTGTGGTCGGAATGATCTTGCCTGGCGGCAATCAAAGAGTGGGAAGTGGTATCTCACTTACGATGAAGGAGTCGAGATCGCTGGAGAGAGCGGCCGACATATCAAGACGATTCATCCTGCTCATGAATGTCTCATTCGTGATGGAGAATTATCGGAGAAGCGATGCGATCTCATCCTTCGCGGCAGAATCACCACGACTGAAGAAGAGCAAGCAGAAGCGCAAGCAATGGAGAAGGCTCTCCTGGATGCATTCGAGATCAAGAATGGCTACCGACCTGAATTTTGGTGCTTCTAATGATCACACATGATGAGAAGGCCTACCTGCATGATCGAATCAATTCAGTCATGAAATTATTATTCGACATCGTTCAAGAGATGGAGAAGTGGGAAACAGAATCCCCAATCGAAGAGGAGGTGAAGTGATGAGCGAATTCCTGGAGCGCGGCAAATTCTGTTCGAGCGTCTATGAATACGATGTTGCATCGGAGCGCGAGAAATTGATTGCTCGCTTTGCCGATTATTCGATGGCACAAGCAGAAGCGAAGCGGCTGAACAAGAGCCTTCAGCGAAAGGGCAATCCATCAGACATCTTCTATATCGCCAAGAGATACGACCTCATCAAGAAGGAAGGAAATTCATGAAGATCAAAGTGATCTCCTGCAACAATGGCACGACTCAATATCACGCCGAATCATGCAATCATCTCGCCAGGAATGCTCATTTCCCCGACATAGAAGAAATGGAATTCAATGCTTCGAGCATGAAAGAACTCTTCCATCTCATCGAGATCCAATTCAACAATGACTTCGCAAGCGATGAAGGAATGACTCCTCAAGAGTATGTCGCTTCAGGCCTCGGCGAGAAAGCATCATTCGATCCGAATGCATCGCTTCAAGTATTCAGATGTATCAAGTTCACCAACAAGAAAGAAGGGAAATGAAATGAGCCTCTCAAGGGCAGAGTTCAGGGTGGCCGCGACCAACATCGCGCTCGCCAAAGTCAGAGAAGAAGACGGAGAGAAAGTCGTGGATGATCTTCGCGGCTTGATCCAGGATCTCTTCAAGAAAGCGAATCCACGATTCAGCGAAGAGATCTTCGATGAATGGATCGAAGAGAAGATTCAGCAATTCCGAGCAGGAGGAGAAGCGAAATGAAGATCACCAATGCAAAGCGCTTCCGAAACTTCATGAAGGCTCTCGGCCTGATTGCATGGATCATCGTTGCAATACGCTCCTGGACAGGAGAATCGCCAGTCTTGGATCTCGATTCATGTCTGCTCACATTCAGCGCCATCATCGGCACATGGCTCTTCTTCACATCAAGGAGTCTCTGATGAGAGATCGACATGGAAGGCTTCTGATGCCTGCAATTTGGGAGATCGAAGATCTTCCGACATTGAGCCAGGGTCAAAGCGATGATCTCAAGATTGACACAGGAGATGCGCGGCTTTGGCAAGCCAGGACATCGATCGAAGATGGCGAGCCATATCGAAACACGATTCACATCGAATTACGCGATGAGCGAGGATGTTGGATTGATGCTGGATGCTATGACGGAGATCATCCTCCTCATGGTGGAGCAGGCTGGACGGCTGAGATGTTTCGAGGAGAGTTCTAGCGCCGCTAGTATCAAGTTTGCTCGCGCCAGGTTGAAAGTATTCCTCCTCAGAACTGCTTCCTGATCGCTTGGCGCGAGCATTATCAAAGGAGGAGCAATGACGATCGAGGATCTAAGGAATGCTCTAGCGTTCCTGTCAAAGACTTTCGTAGGTAGAGGAGATGAAGATCGATTCCTCCGAACGATTGAATCAATCAAGAAAGAGATCAAGAAGAGAGAGGGAAAGAAATGACTGACTCAATGAGAGCAGAGATGATCGAATGGCAAGTGAGAGCGGCCGATCTTCAGAATTCTGTCGAACGCTTACGCGAGGAGCGCGATGCCGCAAGATCAAGCATCGATCTTCTCATGCATGAGAGCGCTTCCCTGGAGCAGAAGATCCATGATCAACAATCAATCATCGATCGTCTTCGACTGCATATCGCGCAAGGAGTCGAACTCTGATGATTCATGAATCGCTCAAAGGATCAATCATCGACATCGATTCAATCAAGCCTCATCCAAAGAACGCTCGACAAGGTGATGTCGGAATGATTGCAACATCACTCGAATTGAATGGCCAATACAGGCCGATCATTATTCAAGAATCAACAGGATTCATCATTGCAGGGAATCACACTTGGAAAGCCGCGAAGAGCCTCGGCTGGAAAGAGATCGCGGCAACGAAATTGTCAGTCGATGAAGATCAATCGATGAGAATTCTTCTCGCTGATAACAAAGCGAATGATCTCGCTTCATACGATGACTCTGATCTTCTGAGCCTATTGATCGAAATGAATGAATCTGATCGAGGCCTTGAAGGAACGCTCTTCTCGAATGATGACATCGATGATCTCATGGCGCTCCTGGAATCGAATGATCTTCAAGATGTAATCGAAGAGCATGGCCTCCACGATGGAACAGATGGATTCACAGCAACAATCAAAGCCACAGTCTCGCTTGAAACATTCGAGGCTTGGGATCGATTGTGGCAAGAGCAGGAAGGCTCAGACGATGAGCGAATCAATCGAATCATCGATCTTGTGAGGAAATGAATCTCTATCTCGCGACATTTCCAATGCATCTCAACGGATTCCTAGATCGAATCCCTGTCGAGCCGCAAGATGAGCCAATCAAACTTCTAGCCTCTTTCCATTACTTCAAGAAGATCAACTTCGATGATCTTGCGAAGAATTTCTCCAGGCCTCCGATGATCTTTGCTGACTCGGGAGCATATTCAGCCGCATCTCAAGGCGCTCCAGTCGATGTTGATGAATACGCTGAATGGCTTCATCAATGGAAGCATCATTTCACCGCTTACTCGAATCTCGATGTCATTAGAGATCCCAAAGGAACAGCAAAGAATCAGAAGCGGCTCGAATTGAAAGGCCTTCAGCCGATTCCCGTCTTTCATACAGGTTCAGACTTCAAGCATCTCGATTCACTCGCCAAAGAGCATCCATACATCGCGCTAGGAGGAATGGTCGGACAGCCGAGGCCTGCTTGCTTGAAATGGAGCGCGACTTGCATGACAAGAACTAAAGATCAAGGAACGCGCTTTCATGGATTCGGAATGACAAGCCGCGAAGTGATGGAATCGTTGCCCTGGCATTCAGTCGATTCTTCATCTTGGGTCGCTGGAGCGAAATTCGGCCAAGTCACGCTCTTCGATGGCCGCTCATGGGTGAAAGCGAAAGTCGGAGACAAGAAAGAGATCGGAAAGATCGCTCACCTGATCCGCTTCTACGGATTCGATGCAGAACAATTCTCATCATCAGCGAGATACTCGGCCACCAAAGGCCACATCAACATCTCAATCATTTCCGCGATCTCCTGGAGAAGATATGAGAAGTATCTTGCCAAGAAACGCAAGATCCTGTCTAGTATTTACGATGGAAGGCCACGAAGAAGGGAAAGATGATGAAAGCAGTTGCAGTCGTATCGGGAGGAATGGATTCTGTCGTTCTCGCGCATCTAATCAAAGACGGAGGACATGATCTCACGATGATCTCCTTCGATTATGGACAGCGCCATCGAAAGGAACTCGGATTCGCTTCGCTTGCCGCGCAAAGATTGAATGTTGATCATCACATCGTCAATATGCAATCGATGATCGGATTGATCTCAAAGTCTGCTCTCACGAATGATTCAATCAGCGTTCCCGATGGCCATTACGCCGAACAAACAATGAAGCAAACTGTAGTTCCGAATCGGAATGCAATCATGCTCAACATCGCGGCAGGATTGGCAATCACAGTCGGCGCTGATCGACTCGCCACAGGCGTTCATGCTGGAGATCATTACATCTACCCTGATTGCAGGCCTGAATTCATTAGAAGCCTCGAAGAGATGCTCAAGATTGCGAATGAAGGATTCATCGATCCCGACTTCAAGATCTACGCGCCATTCGTAGATGTCGATAAGGCCAGGATCGCACAGATCGGACATGAATTGAATGTTCCCTGGATCGAAACTTGGAGTTGCTACAAAGGAGGAGAAATTCATTGTGGCGCTTGCGGAACTTGCTTCGAGCGGCGTGAAGCCTTCAGAGATGCAGGAGTAGAAGATCCGACAATCTATGCGGCCACTCCTGAATACGCTGATCCTCGATGAAATACGAAGTGATCAAGACAATCCCTCACTCGAAGGGATGGAGCGTCTGCTTTCGTCAATGGCGAGCCGAATCGCATTGTAAGTATCTGCATGGATACGCTCTGCAAGTCTCTCTCACCTTTGGCTCTGATTCATTAGATGCTCGGAATTGGGTGATCGACTTCGGAGGATTCAAGGATCTCTTCTCCGATCTTGAGAAAGTGTTCGATCACACGCTGATCATCGCGCTTGATGATCCATTGGCGAACGATCTCATCATGCTCGAAGCATTAGGAGCGGCTCAAGTCTTGCAACTTCCCGATGTTGGCTGTGAAGCATTCGCTGAATCGATCGCGCTTTGGTGCAGTCAATGGATGAAGAAGAGCGGCATACGAACAGATGTTCGCTTGCTCTCAGTCGAAGTGAGAGAACATGAAGGGAACGGAGCGATCTACCGATGCGCCTAACAATCAGATCACAAGAGCCAATCAAAGTGAAGATCTCTGAACTCTTCGCGCCAACACTTCAAGGAGAAGGAAGATCACAAGGAAAGCCTGCCGCATTCGTGCGCTTCTCTCTTTGCAATCTCGACTGTCGATGGTGCGATACCCCGTACACATGGGATTGGAAAGGGAAGAACGGAATCGCGTTCGATCCTGAGAAAGAATCAATGAATGTTCCAGTCGATCAGATCATCGAATGGGGATCACAATTCAATCGGATCGTCATCACAGGAGGAGAGCCATTCGTGCAACGAAAGCCGCTCGATGCTCTCTCTCAAGGATTGATCGAAGAAGATTGCCTAGTCGAAGTCGAAACGAATGGCACATTCTCACCTGAAGGAATGGCCGATGGAATCATGTTCACAGTCTCACCGAAGATCACCAATTCGGGAGTCTCCTGGAACAAAGCCATCAAGCGAAACATCCTCGAAGAATTCGTGGCGCGAGATTCCCAATTCAAGTTCGTAGTCAAAGATGCAGAAGATCTCCGCGAGATCATCCAACTCAAAGAAGAACTCAGCATCCCTCGCTCCTCCGTATGGCTGATGCCTGAAGGAAGAACAAGAGAAGAGATCCTCACAAGGCTTCCCTGGCTCTTCGATGTTTGCTCTGATCTCCGATTCAATCTCTCAGCCAGGCTTCATGTCCTGGCGCATAACGACAAGCGAGGCGTGTAATGATTCATGTGACATGGGAAGAAGTAAGGAAAGAAGCAGAACGAATCGCTAAGCGATGGGATGGCCAAGTCTTCTCCGTCTATGGCATTCCTCAAGGTGGCGCTCCGCTCGCTGTCATGATCTCCGAGATCCTCAAGATCCCGATGATCCAAGAGCCACAACTAGGAATGGGAACGCTAGTGATCGATGATCTCATCGACTCAGGCCGCACGATGAAGAAATACTTCGGGCAATTCAAGATCGATGCAGGCTTCCGCAAACCTCACTCGCCAACTCATTACGCTCCCGATGCTCGACTGATAGACGATTGGATCTCCTTCCCGTGGGAGAAGAATGATGGCGCTCCGACAGATGGCATCGCTCGACTCATCGAATACATCGGAGAAGATCCATCGAGAGAAGGATTGATCGATACCCCTGAGAGAGTATTGAAAGCATTCAAGGAACAAACAGAAGGCTATGCACTAGATCCCAAAGAGATCCTCTCAACGACATTCGATGTCGAATGCAATGAGATGGTATTGCTCCGATCCATTCCCTTCTCCTCACTATGCGAACATCATCTCCTCCCATTCACAGGAACAATCGATCTCGCCTACATTCCAGGGAAGAGAGTCGTAGGCCTCAGCAAACTCGCCAGGCTCGTAGATGTCTATGCCAAGCGCCTACAAGTACAAGAACGAATGACACAACAAATTCGTCAAGCGATCGATGATCATCTATCACCTCAAGGAGCGGCCTGCATCGTCAGAGGCCACCACTCATGCATGAGCCTCCGAGGAATCAAGAAGCCTGGAGAAATGATCACATCATCATTCTCAGGAAGATTCCGAACCGATTCATCCACAAGAGCAGAGTTCCTCGATCTCACGAACTAATGTCGAGCCAATGCCAATACGCCGACCATGTATCAACTGCAATCAACTCACGGAACGAATCACTCGATGCGATATCTGCCAACAACATCATGATCATCTCTACAACTCCGACTATCGCCGCCAGGCCAGGATCATTCGCGAAACAGCGACCTCCTGTTGGCTGTGCGGAGAAGGAGCAAGAGATCAAGATCCCTGGAACGCCGATCATGTCATCCCTGGCGATTCACGCTCACCGCTCCGCGCCGCTCACCGCTCCTGCAACATTCGCCGCTCCAACTCAGGCCGTGGGGGTGTGGCATCGAATTTCTTTGGCCTGGAACACGGGCGCTGACATCTGCGGAGGATGGCGCTCAGAGCCGCGAAATATCCACATTTTCCCTGGACTCAGATAATGGGTGGGAAAGGTTCGGGTCGGCGCTCGAAGCCAACTGAGCAGAAGGCTCGGATCGGTAATCCTGGCAAGCGCAAACTAGGGAAGGCTGAAGTGATCGTTGCTTTCCCTCAGCAAAGGATCGAGCCGCTTCGACCGCTTGGCTCACTCGGCTTGGCGCTGTGGGATCGGATCATGCTTTCAGGTGCTTCTTGGATTCGGACTTCGATTGATGGCGAATTGATTCAGATGGTTTGTGAACAAGTTGATGAGCGCGGAAGATTGCGAACGATCGTTCTTCAAGATGCTCAGGATTGGAGATCGCGAAGAGCGCTTCGAGAATTAGATCGACAGATCGCTTCTCTTCTTGGCCAGTTAGGATTCTCTCCAACAGATCGAGCAGGGTTGGGAATAGGTGATCAGAAGAATCATGACTTCATTGAACTCCACCGAAGAATCCAAGCGAAGCGTCAGGCGTAAGCCGAACAATTCTTGGAAGCCAACTTTCTACACTCCTCGACTTTCTTTGCGAAGTGATGGAGATGAGATCATTGACTTCGCTGAATCTCATTTCGTAATCACGAAAGGCTTCCGAGCAGGAGAGCCGCTTGTCTTTACTGATTGGCAACGATGGCTTCTTCATGCACTCTTCGAGAGAAGAGATGATGGCCGCTTGAGATATCGGAGAGCGCTCATCGGCTTACCGCGTAAGAATGGCAAGAGCCTTCTAGGAAGCACCATCGGAATCTACGGCATGGTGGCAGGCGAGCCAGGAGCGGAGATCTTTGCTTGTGCAGGTGATAAGCAACAAGCGCGAATCATATTTCAAGAAGCGAAGAATCAGGTGATGTCTTCTCCGATGCTTTCTTCTGAATGCAAAGTGTATCGAGATGCGTTGGAGATGCCGAGACTCGGATCAGTCTTTCGTGTTCTCTCTTCGGATTATCGTGGCCAGGCTGGACTCAATCCATCGCTCGTTCTGTTTGACGAATTGTGGAATCAGACTTCTAGTGATCTCTACGATCAAATGAGTTTGGGATCAGGCTCGCGCATCGAGCCGCTCATTCTTTCCATCTCGACAGCAGGCTTCGATCTTGACACTCCGCTCGGTAGGCAATATCAATACGGCAAACGAGTAGCGGCTGGAGAAGTCGAAGACAATGCGTTCGGATGTTGGTGGTGGGAATCTGAAATGGATTGCTCGATCACAGATCGCAAAGCCTGGAGCGATGCGAATCCCAACATCGCTGAAGGATTACTCTCGCTTGAAGATCTTGAAGTTGCAACTAGGCAGACAGCCGAATCCGAATTCAGGAGATGGCGCTTGAATCAATGGTCGAGAAGTAGTGAATCATGGCTTCCAAGTGGATCGTGGGAGCGATGCCAATCAATGCATCAAGTAGATCCATTCCTTCCGACTTGGGTAGGAATCGACATGGCAATCAAGAACGATTCGATCGCTGTTGTCTTGGCTCAGCCTCAAGGAGAAAGAATCGTTGTTCGTGCGAAGGTATGGAATCCTCAAGATGAAGGAATTGATGTCGCTGGAGTCGAGGCCTACATTCGGGAATTACATCGGGATCTCAATGTCCAGGAGTTCGCTTTCGACCCTGCTCTCTTCCTTCGTAGCGCTGAGGCTTTGGCTGATGATGGATTACCAATGGTCGAATTCCCTCAGAGCGCGGCTCGAATGATCCCTGCTTCTAACAATGCCTATCGCTTGATTGTTGAAGGAACGCTTGCTCATGATGGATCGCCAACTCTTTCCGATCATGTTCTTTCAGCCGCTCAAAGAATCACCGAGCAAGGATGGAGATTGTCGAAGGGAAAGAGCAGAAGGAAGATCGATGCTTGTATTGCTATGGTTATAGCGCTAGATCGAGCGACAAGCAAGACTAGAACAGTAGATCCTCCGAGCGTATTGGACTTGTGGAAATGAATCGACAAAGATTGACAACGATTGCTGAGATGATTGGAATGGCTCTGATTGTTGCAGGCGTTGGATCATTCTCAATTCCGATCAGCGTGATAGTTGCTGGAGTAATTCTCGTAACGATTGGAGGGATGGCACGATGAGCATTCTTTGGAGAAAGACAGAAGCGCGAGCGCTACCAACTTCTATCGATCCTTATCAGATTACGGCTCGGCCTTTCTACCCTAACTATTCAGGAGAGATTGTTTCCGAGACTTCAGCATTCGCTCACTCTGCTGTCCTGGCTTCCGTTACTTTGCTCGCTGATTCGATTGCTTGTATGCCGCTTGAATTGACTAGAGAAAGAGGAGGCCGCATCGAGCGACTTCCAACTCCTTCCGTCTTGCGCGTTCCTAATGAGAAGCAAACGATGTTCGACTTCATTCATGAAACGATGTGCACGCTTGCTCTTCATGGATGCGCTTACATTTACGCGCCAAAGGGAAACAATGGCCTACCTGTTGAGATGAGAAACATTCATCCTTCGCTTGTTGCTGATACTGATGATCCTGACTTTCCATTCGAGATCAACAAGATCCGATACTCGCGTGAAGATATTCGAGCGATTCATTGGTTGGTGTTGCCGAACAAGAAGCGCGGAATCTCTCCGCTCGAAGCGCAAAGAAACACAATCGGAATGGGAATCGCGATGGATCGATTCCTTTCAGCCTTCTACGGTGATGGAGCAACTCCATCTTCTGTTCTTGAAACAGATCAAACGATTACATCAGAGCAAGCACAGATCATGCGTGATTCGTGGGAAGATGCTCACTACAAGAGGAGAAGGCCTGCTGTCTTGACTGGCGGCTTGAAGTGGAGGCCGATCACAACATCGGCTTCAGATAATCAAATGATCGAGCATCGTGAATCATTGATCCGCGACATTGCTCGCGTCTATCGAATTCCGCTTCATCTCATCGCTGGAGTTGGAGGACAGAACCAAACTTACATGAATGTTGAATCGGCTGGCGTTTCATTCGTGCGCTACACATTGCTTCCCTGGATGAGCCGCTTGGAGAATGCTTTCTCCGCGATGCTTCCTTTGACTCAGAAGGTGAAATTCAATTCAAGTGAATTCGAGCGAGCCGATCTCATGACTCGCGTTCGATCACAACAAGTTCAGATTGCTTCAGGAACTCTCACTCCTAACGAAGCAAGAGAGATCGAGAATCGTGAGCCGTATGAAGGTGGCGATCAATTCGTTCTCAACTTGCCAGGCGCTCCGATGAGCGGCCTCGATGGGAATGATGCTTTGCCACAACTAGGAGTCGATGCAATGCCGCCGATCGGAGAAGAAGAATGAATTCAAGATCAATCTCCGTGAGCACAACAGCAACTCTGATCGTTCCTGCTGACAACAAGAATCGTGACATCTACCTTCATTCAGCATCAGGAAGCCTTTACATCGGAGGAAGCGATGTCACGACTTCCAATGGATTCCATCTTGCCAATGGAGAATCGATCTCAATTTTTGTTCCGATTGGAGAAACTCTCCACGCAATCTCTCAATCATCATCGCATCCGATGATCGTTCTCTCTCCCGACTTGGATTGATCTATGCCATACGGAATCAGCGAATCACAAGAAGATTGCTCGACATGGGCAACAGTAAAGCAAGAAGCCGATGGATCATTCACCACTATTGGATGCCATGAATCGAAGCAAGATGCCATCGATCAGATGGTCGTTGTCTCATTGAGCGAAGAAGTCGATCCGCTCGGCCAGGTCGATAGTCGAGAAGCGCGAGCAGATACCTTCACAGCAACGAAAGAGATGAAGGAAGAAGCACAGCGCGGCCTCGATTGGCGAGCAGAGTTCGGCCGTGGAGGAACAGCAATCGGAGCAGGAAGAGCGACAGACATCGTGAAAGGGAATCCGATGTCGATCGATACTGTGAAGCGAATGGTGAGATACTTCCAGCGCCACGAAGCCGACAAAGACGCTGAAGGATTCTCTCCTGGAGAAGATGGCTTTCCATCGAACGGAAGAATCGCTTGGGCGTTATGGGGTGGAGATCCAGGCTACCGATGGGCTGAAGCGATCACGGATCGGCTCGGCGTATGGGATCGAGATATGCATGAAGACGAGGAAGAGCCATTGAACATCTTTGGCGAGCCTGTCGTGGAAGAAGAGCCTGAAGAAGAAGAGATGAATCTGACTCCTCGACAGATGGCGCTTTACGAATTGACGGAATCAATCGTTGAAGAATTCGGAATGTTCAATCAAGGCTCAGGAGCAGACGGCTCTCACTATTCAGCCGAATCACCTTTCAAGGATGAAGGAATGATCTGTGCGAATTGCATCTTCTATGAAGCAGGAAGAATCTGTGAAGTAGTCGAAGGAGAGATCGCTCCTGAAGGTATCTGCAAACTATGGATCATCGGAGAAGATCTCCTGGAAAGCAAAGCAATCCCTCTCGAAGAAGAGCCTGAAGAAGAGCCAGGAGAATACGAGGCGCGATTGAATGTTGTATCGTCTTGGAACGAGGTGATCAAGATGGCTGACACAATGCAATGGATTCCGAAACTTGTTGATGAATCGCGATCGATCGCGTATTCGACTATGGAAGTTCGAGCAATAGGCGAAGGAAATTCCTTGGTTGGTTATGCCGCCGTATTCGATTCGCCATCAGAGCCGCTTCCCTGGATTGAATATGTTCGCAAAGGAGCATTCGCCAAGACTCTCAAAGACGGAGCAGATGTCCGACTATTGATCGATCATGAAGGCGTTCCTCTCGCTCGAAGCAAGTCGGGAACTCTCACGATGGAAGAAGATGAGCGAGGCTTGAAAGTGCAGGCTGATCTTGATCCAACGAATCCCGATGCCGCTCGAATCATCTCAGCGATGAGGCGTGGAGATATCTCTCAGATGTCATTCGCTTTCCGCACCGTGAAGGATTCCTGGAGCGCTGATCGCTCGACTCGCGAATTGAAAGAAGTTCAACTCTTCGATGTCAGCGTTGTCACATTCCCTGCTTATGAAGCCACAGTTGCCGAGTTGCGCTCACAGATTCCAAGTGTTAGTGTCGCACCGTCAGGCTCTCTCAGACTGCGCTCCGCTCAGATTGAAATTGCAAGACGAAAGTAAGCCGAACGCGAGCCGATCAGAATTGATCACTCGATGCTTCACTTGTGAATTCCACCTATTCAGATACAAGGAGTATCGACATGACATTCAGCAAGCAACTTGCAGAGAAGCGCGAAGCCGCTCTCGCCAAAGCAGAAGCAATTACAAGCCAGGCCTCGATTGAGGCTCGCGATCTTTCAACTGAGGAAGATCAAGACATCACCAACATCCTCGAAGAAGTTCGCGAACTTGATGCTCAAATTGAGCGCCATGTTGAACTCGAAGAGCGCCAGGCGAAAGCCGCCGAGATCCGTAAGGAGAACAAGATGGAATCAACTGTTGCAGTAGTAAAGAGCGAGCCTCGCACCTATTCGGCAAAGAGCGAATCCTCGTTCTTGGCTGATGCTTACTCAGCGCAATTCCGCAATGACTACAAAGCACAAGAGCGTCTTGCTCGCCACATGAACGAAGAGCGCGTTGAGCGCCGCGATGTGACTTCAGCGAACTTCGCTGGATTGATCGTTCCTCAATTCCTCACCGAACTCGCCGCGCCGTTGGCTCGCGCTGGAAGGCCGACAGCAGATGCCGCTCGCAAACACGCGCTACCTGATGCAGGCTTGACAATCTCGATCTCGAAGGTGACGACTGGATCTTCAGTTGCCGCTCAGACTGAAGGAGCATCTGTTTCCGAGACGAACATGGATGACACGAAACTCGACATCAGCGTGAATACTTATGCTGGTCAGCAAGTTGTTTCTCGTCAGGCTTTGGAGCGTGGAACGAATATCGATTCACTCGTTATGGCAGACTTGGCGCTTGCTTATGCAACTACCCTCGATGCCGCTGTTGTTGCTGAAGCAATTTCCTCAGCAGGAACTACTGTCTCGTACACAGATGCATCGCCAACTGTTGCAGAGTTGTATCCA